CGTAATCAGAGGGCGCGAGGGTGTTGTATGCACCCGCGATATATGGTTTCGGTCCCGTATAGGGTGTGCCCGGCGCCGGGGGTGCGGCGGGAGTGGCGTCGAGCATTCCGCCGACCACGGCGGGACCACCCAACATCTGCTGATAGCGGGCGGCGAATTCGGGCCGCAGGTAGGGGAGGAGGCGGTCGATGTCGCCCGCCGACGCGCTCCAGCTCATAGCGGGCCTCCTGGCGAGCCGGAGGGCGCGCCGGTCGTCGGCGGCCCGGCCTGCCCGTTAGGGGACGGCGTGCCCATCGGCGGGGCCCGCAGCGCCTCCCTGATCAATCCGGTACGGATCTGGGTGTTGGCCCGCTGGCTGGCGATGTCGCCCTGCGAGGACAAATCGGCGTTCTTCATCGCGGCGGCGGCGCTGTGGCCCATCGCCTGCTGCTGCATCCTGGCCTGAAGACCGGCCTGCTGGCCCTGCTGCTGGCCCGCCTGCCGGAGCTGCTGCATGTTCATCTCGTGCTGCTGCTTCAGGGCATCGCGATCACGCTCCAGGGCCGACTGGATCGTTGCGAGGTCAACCTGGGTGCCATACTTGCCCTGGATCTCGGCGGCACGGAGGTAGATATCGGCATCCAGCTCATCGCGGCGGAAATCGTCATCCGATTTCTGCTTGATCAGGTCGATCTGCTGTTGCGATTGATCGGTCTGCATCCTGGCCTGGGTCTTCTGCTTCTCGACATCGGCCAGCAGCTGGTTCGGGTCGGGCGCTTTGTTCTGGGACATCTGCTGCGAGAGCATCTGTTCCTGTTGCGGCGTCACCACCTTGAAGAACCGGTCGGGGTTCTTGAACCCCGCAATTCGCAACATTTCCGCGTAGGTTTCGCGAACCTGCCCGATGCTGACCAAGGCGTTGTCGGGACCGAGCATTTGCAGGATCTGTTCCTGCTTCTGTCCGATCATGCCCAGGAAGGCCATGCGCTGCTCGTCGGTGCCACGCCCCAGGCCGACGTTCACCGAGACGTCCATCTCGGCGTCCCAGAAGCGCGGATCGACACTGACCCATTGGTTGCGGAGGCGAACCACGCGGGCCTTGTCCTGATGGCGGATGACGTAACGAAGGAGACCGCGAAAAACGTCCTTCACCCCCAGCTCGGCGAAGGTGCGGGCAATCAGTTCGACCCGGTCCTGTTGGGCCTCGACGCTGGCGCTGACAGCACTTTTAGTGGTGGACTGGAGGACGTTGGCGTCGAGACCCTGGCTCTGGCGCGAGATCCCGGTCCTCTGGGCGCGCATCTCGTCCAGATACTGCATAACCTGCAACGCCTGGGTGCCAATGAATGGTTCCGACAGGGGTTGCACCATGCCCGGCGCCTGGGCCCGAATGATCGCCCCGACCTCGTTGTTGAGCACGTCATCCATGGTGACGGCGTTCTCGACCACGACGGTCCGGGGGAAGATGGACTGCGCCAGACTGTCCAAGATCGAGCGCAGGACTGAAGTTTTGATATCCTGCAAATCAATCGTCTGGTCGGCGATGGCGTAGCCGATCGCCGCGTGAGGTAAGCGGACAGCATTGAGCAGGGCGAAGGGCGCCTCGGCGTCGATCTCGTCATCGAGGATGTCCGGATCGTTCTCGCCGATAGTGCAGATCCGGTGCAATTCGGCGACCCCGTCGCCATCAGCGTCCATCCGCACCCATTGCTCGGTGTGCGGCACACGCCATGTGCTGATATCCGGCCCGCCATCGGGATCACCATCACGCAAGCCGGGGTTGCGCATCTGCGCCTCCCGGGTGCGGACAGTGTTGCGGGCCTCGGCGTCGGGCGAGGCGCGCGCCTCGACCGTTTCACGATCATAACCACGCTCGATCAGCTCGGAGACCGTGGGTGTGGTGCGATGCGCGACATAGCGCGCGTTGAGGACGTCCCTGGCTTCACGCGCGATCAGGAACTCTTCTGGCGGCACCGCCATGATGCGCAGCACCCGCTTCTGCCTTGTGCGGCGCACCGTGCAATCGGTGAGCGGCATGGGCGCGCCGGGGGTGAACAGGCCGGGCGGCTCCGGAGAGGGTGCGGCGGCCGGTGGCAGAGGCGGCGGGCCGCCCGGGGGCGGAGGCGGCATGCCCGGGGGCGGCGGTGCCGGGACCGGCGGGACGGCGCCTTCCGCGCCGGAAGGCGTCTCCGGCCCCAGCCCCGGCGGAGCCCCGCCCGCCATCCCGGGCGCTTGCGGCGGGGTGCCGGCGGGAGAGGGAGGTGGCGCGGAAGGGCCCCCGCCGGGCAGGGGAGGACCGCCCGGAGCCGGGGAGAGGGGATCGGGCATCGGGCCGCCGCCGGGGGGAGCGGTGACGGCGGTGTCATCCTCGGTGGTGCTTTGTTCAAGGATCTCTATTTCGGGATCGCTGGCCAGCTGCATGAACTGCATCATGGTCAGGCCAGTGTAGGAGAACTCCTCGACAGCATTGGTCTCCTCGAAAGACCATTTAATCACGCCGATCTTCTTCAGAAGGGCGTCATGGACGGCGTCATACAGGGTCGCGAACCAGTTATTACCGTCTGCATTGAGGAGATACGCGACGTAGTCTGTCGCCTGCTCCGCCGCCGGCACATCTTCGCTGCGGTTGGGCTCGTAATCAACGACCCGATCGCCGCCCGCGAAGACCCGGATGATGCCGGGCAGCATGGTGTGGATGATGTCGGCGACCTCGCGCACCACGGTGCCGGAGCGGCCCGGCTCCAGGCTCTCGGCGGTGCCGTCATCGTTGAGGATGGCGCCTTCATAATAGGCGAAAGCGCGCTCGCGATCGGGTGCCAGGGTGACATCGATGTAGTTGGAGGCGTCCTCGCGATAGACGCGCAAGATCGCGAGGATCTCGTCCTCGTCAAGCGGGTTGGTTCGTGTGCGCGGTGCTCGCGCCATGGGAATGAGATCGCCCCCGGTGCGGAGTTGCACGGGGTGCACAATCAATTGCGCGCCGTGTGCAATACAAGCCGAAAATGCCGGAAGCGTTCACGATGGCGTGTTAATTCGGGGGGTGCCGAGCGGGTAGGGCATGATGGGACAACACCAGCTTTGGTGTTCGAAGGGGCAAGGGGATTGAAATGACCGACAAAAAACCATTGGACACCAGCAAGGACGCCATCGCCAAACGGGTAGCGGGCAGGAAAGCAGCCAGGGAACGCTACGCCGCCAAAAAGGAACGCGATGAGCGCGCCCGGCTGAAGACGGCGAAGAAACAGGCGGAGGTGGACGGGGACGCCGAGCTGCTCTCCCGCCTGGAGCGGGTCGAGCGCCTGGGGCGCAAGTTGGAACGCATGCAGAAGATGATCGAAGAAGACGCCAGGGCGGTCATGTCGGATGCCCGCCGCACCCTGATTAAAGCAGGGGGCCTCCTCTCAGAAATCGACACCCGCGACCAGCAGCTCCGCATATCGCAAACCCGCTGGACCGAGCGCGAGGTTCTTGGACTGCGGGTGCTGGAATGGACGGTCTGCAAGAATGATTTCGGCTACGCATTACAGGTCTGGATCGGGCAGGGCTGGCGGGACGTTCCAGTGGTGAGGGTACCGCCCCGCGAGCCGGTCACCCGCACGTCATGGAAGGACGCCAGGGAAGACGCGGCGTGATGGCACGCAAGCAGGCAAAATTGGCCCGGGAGCTGGAGATGGCCTTATGGGGCTGCAACAGCCGGGAGGACGCGATCGCCGTCCTGACGGCTTTGGGCGGGGACTGGAAAGACCCTTACGGCTGGACCGTGGAGCACACACTAGCCAGCCTGGAGTGGCTGTGGCGACAGCGGGGGTGGCAAGGCTGGCCAGAGAGCGGGCCGCCCACTCGACCCCTCTCTTAATATTTCATTACCAATCGCCATAAATGCGGCTGCGCCAGACCCGGCGCGGCCCGTAATGCCCGACCGCGCGATGGGTGGGGACGAAGGTGGGGGTCTGTTCGCACACCCCGTTGCGCTGGGCGCGTTGCATGATCGCCCCCATGGCCCGGTTCTCGTGGGTGGACGGGCCGCCCCTGGTGACCCGGATGCGTTCGACATCATCGGTGAAGAAAAACGGTTGTCGGCGAGCGACCTCGATTAAGGCCGCCTCCATGAAGACAACCCATTCCGGGTTCGCGGCCCGCGCCGCCCTGGCGATGCCGGCATTCTTGCCGGCCTCGCCGGCAACAGGATCGAAAACGGACACGGGCTCCTCCTCCCTGGTTCAGATCACTCTGAGGTTGCGCTTGATGGCGCCGGTTCGTGATGATGGCGGCAGGCGGGCGTAGCGCAGCATCATGAGCGCGTAACGGATCGCCGATACGATGTCATCATGCTGCTTGACCGGCCTGCCTTCCTTTCTGTGATAGTTCCTGATCTCATCAAGACAATCGGTAAGATGGTTGAAGATCTTCAAACGTCCGCTTTCGAGCCGATCGATCATGTCGGCGATGCTCGCCTCCAGGCCGTAGCCGCCCTCGGAGAAGGTGCTGTGCTCGAAAAGCATCTGCAAACCGTTACGCCGGTAGATCTCGGCCATCGGCTCGCCGGAGGTGCGGTCATGGGAGGCCGCGTCGTGTGGCCACGCCACCGGAATGCCGTTGCCCCAGGCTTTGATGATGTTGGCATGCTGGGCCACGGTCTGCTGCGCCACCGATATGGCCTGGGTGATGTAGACCACGTCGGCCTCACGGTCATGCGCCAGCAGGACGGCGCCAAACGGGTGGTCGAAGCCCAGGTCAATGCCGATGATCTTGGGCCAGTGCCGGGGAATGGCAAAGGCGTCGATGCAGTATGCGCTTTCAGGGACAGCAAAGACCTTGCCGCTGCCGAGCTGCGGAATACCGCGTGTGCGGGCTTCCCTTTCGTGTGGCTTGTAGAACGCCTTGACCCGGTTGCGCTGCTCCTCGGAGAAATGCGCGGCATCCTCCAGGGTCATCTGGACCAAAGCGCGATCAGGGGTGGTTGGTTTGGGATAGAACAGGCGAACCACGTCCGACATGCCCTCCAGGGGCGTGAACGTCAGCAAAATGATCCCGTTGGTGGCGTTGGTCCTCGTCACGGCCTCAGAATAGATATCGTAGGGCGGCTCTTCATCCATCCACACGAAATGCAGTGTCTCCGCCTGCAACTTTTCTCGGTCCTGCTGGTAGGATTTGAACCCGATCGTGGAGTTGCCGCCCGAGACATGCTCGACCGTGACGGTATCGAGCGCCTCGGAGACGCCGCGTGCCGATGTGGTGCCCTTGATCAGGCGGCGCGGCACCAGCCCCGTCCCAGGGGCGCTGGCGCGCCCGAACAGGATGCGCTGGCAGCTGTCACGGGTCAATTCGGAGGATACGCCAATTGCCCAGCCGGCGACGGGATCGTTGAAGCGCCGCCCCTGCCACCACGCGGGATAGTCCCCGGTCAGATGGTATGAACATTCCGCGCCCGCACAATACGTTTTCCCCACCTGATTGGCGGCCATCAGCAGCCGCTCCCGCATCGAGGCGCCGTGGGCATGGAAGGCTTCCTGTTTCGGATACGGCTGGTAAAGCTCGATCGTCCGCTCGGACAGCAGGCGCTTGGTTTCCTGCCGTAACGCTTTCAAAGCCTCGGGGTCTTCCCTCAGCTTTTCGAGGAGGCGGGTCTGTTTCACGCCAGATCCTTGGCTTCAGCAAGCCACCGGGGGATCAGCATATAGTCGTCACTGCTCATCCACATACATTGCGATTTCGGCAGCCACACCTTTTCTTCGCTATCCGCCGGACGAAACAGGAAAGCCTTGTCGGTTTCATGAAGCACTTCACCGTCAAAGCAGAGTTCTTCATCGCCAGACATGCTGATCTCCTCTCGTTGGTGCCCCCATCAGCGAGGCCGACGACAAGGGGTCGCGGCGAGCTGATGGGGGCTCATCTCAAACGCTCGTCTTCGTTGTCTATGTATTCTTGTTCCAATGGGCATCACCTCCTTTCGATATCGGAAAGGTCTGTGAAGAGGTCCACAAAATTTGGGGAAAATGATTTTCACTGGGTGAAGGTGGGGGTTGGGGTGGATAAGACCTGCACCAGCACCGCCGCCCCCGGCCCCCCGCCCCCGGGGGGCCCGCGCGCGATCGCCGATCGTTGCGCCATCGATCATTGACGTATCGATACAACCTATAGTTGCACAACCATTAGTTGCACAACCATAACGTGTGTAACCGTAACGTGTTGGCCAATCGCATCGGGGTGGATCTGGGGTATCACCGCCGCAAGCTGGGGGCATCCTTCGGGGCATCTCACCTAGCAGACCTTCAACACCATCAATCATATCAATGGGTTAATCCTTGCATTCGACGGAGTGCCGATCCGTCCCGTATTGTCTATTCACCAATCCGGCCCCTCGATCGGGGCCGCCTCGCCCTCGATCGTGACCAGCTCGGGCTCTGGTTCGGGCAGCCTGGGCGCCGCCTTCGTTACCTGTTCGAACCCTGTCGCTTCTTCAACGAGCGCCAAGAGGGCGAGCAGTCGATCAGCCGGTAACCGTTGCAAAGGGCTCTCAATCACCATGCTCCTCTGCACAAACATCCCCAGCTCCCGCCCCACCAGCTCCAGCCCCTTGTTCACCGCGCCCCGATCATTCGCCTCCTTCGCCTTGCCAACATTCTCGCACAGCTCGGCCATCACCCACGCCCTGGTCGGCTCAGCTATCTTGATGATTGTCTTGACTTTTTCTGCATCAATCAGGCCACCCAGCTCGGCGATCCTGCCCCTGACTTCAGCCTGTCGCAGCAGCTTCGCACCCGCCACGCCAGGGTGCGCGTAACCCGCCTCGCGCGCCGCGACCGCGCCACTCGTGCCCATCGCGACCGCCATGCAATACGCTTCGCGCCTTCGATCCTTCAAAGCCGGCATAGCGAACCCTGTCCTAACCCACCGAACC